TATGGTATAGATGTAGATTTTCAAGGCTATGCAACACATTTTATGGATAGATTAAATGATCCTAGAAATGAAGGAACAATTACATTAGACGATTTAGAAAATTTATTTTTAGATTTATCATCAGAATACGGAGAAGAAATAGTTCAACAAGTAATGAAAGGTAATCCATCAGCAGTAACATCAGATTATCAATTTGACGTTCCTATTCATATGCCATTTCAATTACACTTCGATCAAAGTTTAGGACAAATCAAATTAATTCCTAGAACAGTTAAGTCGCAACGACGACCATGGAGATCAAATAATCCGCAAGATAAAATATATACAATAGAAAACGTATTAACAGAAGGCGGTGCTGCAGGCCATATGAATCATCCGTACGACTCTCACGGATTAACTTTTAATGATATGAAAGAAATAGTATCCAGAGCATTAGAAGGACGCCTTGACATGGAAGAAGCTGTTACTGAAAAGACAGACGGACAAAACATTCAAGTTACTTGGAAGAACGGCCGGCCTGGATTTGCTCGAGGTATTAAAACCAGACTCAATCCACTTACACCTGATGAAATCGTTGCTGAGTTTGAAGCAAAATATCAAAAGTCAATAGAAGCTAATGGCGTTAAAGGAGCAGAAGGATATAAACTAGTAGTAGATGCATTTCGTGCTACTGCAGAAGATTTAACTGCATCGTTAAGCAAACTGTCAAAAGAGACACTTATGCGTATATTTAAAAACGGTAAAGTGTTTGCTAACATGGAAATTATATATCCTGCTACTACCAATGTTATTGCATATGAACAAGCAGTGCTTCAATTTCACAATCTAGTTGAATATGATGATAAAGGCAAAGTAATTGAAACTGATTTAACTGGTGGCACTATGCTTCAACAAGTAATACAAGATGCAAATGCTCATATGCAAAATACATTTTCATTTATTCCTCCTAACAAATTAAAATTGGGTCGTATAGAAGACTTTGAAGATCAACAAGCGGCATTCTTTTCTGAAATAGACAGTTTAAAAGATCAATTTGGACTTAAAGAAACAGACCAAGTATCTGAATATCACAGAGCATGGTGGAAAGATGTCGTACGAGAACAAGCATATCAATTAGATTATGCTATACCAAAAGATGTTTTAGAAATACTAACTAATCGTTGGGCATTCAATGATAAGTCTACCAGAATAAACAATGTAGTCAAAATGATAGACAATGAAGCATATTCACAATGGGTGTCCGCATTTGACAAAAAAGACTTCAAGGTATATCAAAAACAAAATATAGAACCTTTTGAATCTATATTTTTAAAACTTGGTGCGGTGGTATTGAAAAACATAAAAAACTATTTAGCAGTAAGTCCAGATAAAGCAGTTAGACAAATTAAAAAAGATTTGATGTCACTGATTAAAGATTTACAAACATCAGACAATCCTGACACACTTAAAAAATTAGAAACACAATTAAAGAAAATAGAACGAATGGGTGGCTTTGATACTATAGTCCCAATAGAGGGTATAGTATTTACATATGGTGGTAACACATACAAGCTAACTGGGTCGTTTGCTCCGGTAAATCAGATACTAGGAGTGTTAAAATACGCAAGGTAATATTTATATTAAATAAACGGATAAAAGCATGGCAAAAAACGAAACAAAGCATAAAAGCAAATACACTCCGCCAAAGGATATGGCAAAATCTGAAAAACCAGAAGTACGGTCTGATCTTAAAGATTATATAAAAGAATTAGTTAAAGATTGTATGTGGGAATTTTCCGGCGAATTAAATGCTGGTCCTAGAAAAGATGATAAATGGTCTGACGACAAAAAATATCCATTTGTTCACAATCATACTCATGAAGGAGATAAACATGAAAGTGTAGATATGGTGCCGGATCGTAAAGATGCTGACAATGCATATCCAATTAAAATGATGCAAGATGGTGATCCTAAAATGGCTGCCCACGCAAAAAAAGCTTTTGAAAAAAACATAGAAAAAGATGCAGAGGCATATATAGACATAATGAATCTACGAAGTGGTAACGAAACTACAAAAAAATTAAAAGAATCATTGTTAAAATTATCAGAATCACAAAAAGAACAATTTGTTAGAAAATATATACGAAAACAAATATCTTCATTGTTACGAGAAAATTATTTAATGGAACAAGATGCTGAACCACCAACAGCGGAAGAACCACCAGCAGAAGCACCAGCAGACGCACCGGCTGATCCAGCAGCAGACCCAGGTGCCGATCCAGCAGCAGATCCAATTGCCGATCCAACTGCAGATGCCGGAGCAGACCCTGCAGCAGATATGGGTGCAGATTTAGGAGGAGGAGCTCCTTCCGGAGGCGGAGGCGGAGGCGGCGGTTCGTCATCACCAAGTCCATCAATGGATGTTCCGCCAACAACAGATGATGCATCGGCGTCAAGTACAGATCCAGAAAAAGAAGCAATGGGCAATAAAATAAAATCTTCAATTGATTCTTTAGTAAAAGACGTTAAAGAAAAATTAGCAAACGCAACACCACTTGAAGTAGCACCTGAAGTTGTACAACCAATTAAAGACTTAATGGATGATATGACTACAGCAAAAGCTATAACATTTAAAAAAGCTATAGCAACAGCAATGCGTAATGCAGATATTAAATTGCCATCACCATCACCATCAGACGATTACACTGAAAACGAAGCATAATATGGGAAAAACAAACAAGTTACAAAACATCAAAGCCCTCGAGCAAATGCTTGACGGCACACACAAATTTCAAACCAAAAAAACAATAGGATTTAGTGATGCTGATGCAACACAAAAACGCAATGAACATCATGAAATTGGTGATAAGTGGGAAACTGTTGATGCAAATGGAAACATAAACATTGTAGAACAACACGATGGATTTCGAACACGTAAACCAAAAAATTCGGAAGTATTAAGTGAAGTACGAGAAGAATTAAGATTGTTTCCAAATTGCCGTTCTACATGTACAGACGTCGATCCTAATTATTATTTAAATAAAAAAATGCGAGCACTTCATGGTATGTGTTTTAATTGTGTTATAGAAATGGAACATGAACTTAAAAAACAAGGAAAGTTTGAAGAATATGCTCAAAAGCGTGTTGAAGCCAATGCATTAGCATGGTTAGAAAAAGCAGAGCAAGATGTAGAAATGCTTCGTGAAGCATATACTAAGGCATCTAAATTAGTTATCAACGGTAAAGGAGATACTGAGTCATGGGCAGCACAAATGACTCCAGAAGAATTTGAAGAAAAAGTTACAAAAGGATTTGAGTCTTACAAAAAAGACTTTTTAAATAAATTAAATAAACACGTTACAGGAGAAAAAAATGAAAATTTGGAACAAGATTAAATCATCAGTATTATGGATTGGACTTAGTATAGTCGGAGTGCTTGGAATTATAGCTGCTATCGGAAAATTATTTACAGGTAAATCTGCAGATAAAATTCAAGACAAAATTGACGACAACGAAAAAAAGATTGAAAGAGTCAAAGGCAAAGAAGATCAATTAAAAACGCAGAAGCGACAAGTTAAAAAAGAATTAACTGATTTAAAAGAAACAGTTAAACAAACTAAAACAGTAAAGCGTAAGCCGGCACCAAAGACAGTTCCTGCAAAAAAGAAAACTACTAGTGCATCAAAGAAAAATATTGTTTCTAAAACAAAAAGAAAAAAATGAAACAATTAATTTTTATATTGTTATTTCCAATAACCGTATTCGGACAAACTGTATCTGACACTTGTTTTACAGAACAACAAATACATGACATATCAGAAACATTAGATGAATTGTATTATCAAGATTCAGTTAACAATGCATTAATATCTCAACAAGAAGCAGTTATCGAAAAGCAAGACCAGTTATTACAGCTTGATAGTTTGCAGTTAGAATACAAACAACAACAAATAAATTTGCTTGAAGAAAACATAGATTTATATGTTAAACAACAAAAAAAGCTTCAACCTAAATGGTATAATAACAAAGTTATTTGGTTTAGTAGTGGAATACTAACAACAATATTAACTGGTAAATTGATAGTAGGAGCAATTCAATAATGTCAAATCCAAGCATAAAAGAAATCATTCAACAGCAATATCAAATGTGTGCTGCAGACCCTGTATTCTTTATGCGACAATATTGTTACATACAACATCCTAAGCGCGGTAAAATAAAATTTAACTTATATGACTTTCAAAAAGACTCATTAACTGAGTTGCAAAACAATCGATACAGTGTTATATTAAAGTCTAGACAGTTAGGTATTTCAACTTTAGCAGCAGGATTTGCATTGTGGAACATGTTGTTTAACGAAGACTTTAATGTGTTAGTTATTGCAACAACACAAGAAGTGGCAAAAAATTTAGTTACCAAAGTTCGTGTAATGCATGACAATTTGCCTAGTTGGTTGAAAGGTACTATAGAAGCCGATAACAAATTATCTTTAAAATTTAAAAATGGTTCACAAATAAAAGCTGTGTCATCAGCAGGTACTGGAGCACGTTCAGAAGCATTATCATTATTAATAATTGATGAAGCTGCTTTTATTAGAAACATTGAAGAAATATGGATAGCATCTCAAGCAACACTATCAACAGGTGGTGGTGCGGTAGTGTTATCTACTCCAAATGGTATAGGTAATTGGTTTCATAAAACTTGGGTTGACGGAGAAACAAATGCACAAACTCAATGGCATAACATTAAACTGCATTGGACGGTTCACCCAGAACGAAACAATGAATGGCGAAATGATCAGACTCAATTATTAGGTGAACGAGGTGCAGCACAAGAGTGCGATTGTGATTTTGTAAGTTCAGGACACACAGTTGTCGACGGTAAAATTTTATTAGAATATGATGAAAAATGTTGTGACCCTATAGAAAAACGAGGATATGACAATGCATATTGGATATGGGAATATCCTGATTACGCAAAAAATTATGTAGTAGTAGCTGATGTGGCACGGGGCGATAGTGCAGACTGGTCAGCGTTTCATGTAATAGAAGTTGAAACTGTTACTCAAGTAGCAGAGTATAAAGGCAAGATACCTCCAAAGGATTTTGGAAACATGTTAGTAACAGTTGCAACAGAATGGAACAATGCTTTACTTGCAATTGAAAATGCAAATATTGGATGGGCTGCAATTCAACCAGCATTAGATAGAAACTATGAAAATTTATTTTATACATATAAAGATGATGGATATGTAGACGTCGACGTTCAACTTCAGAAGGGATACGACATGAAAGATAAATCTAAAATGGTTCCTGGAGTGTCGACAACAAGCAGAACGAGACCATTAATGATATCTGCATTAGAAATGTATATGCGCGAAAACACCCCTATAATACGCAGTAAACGACTCATACAAGAGCTATTAGTGTTTATATGGTTAAATGGGAAGGCACAATCACAAGTAGGTTACAATGACGATTTAGTAATGGCTTTCTGTATCGGCCTTTGGTTACGAGACACATCTTTAAAATTAAGACAACAAGGAATTGATTTAAATAAACGAGCATTATCGCAATTTCAAAAAACAGATAGTGTTATTTATACTGGAAAAAATAAACCAAAAGATTCTGGTTGGGATTGGAATAATAGCAAAGATGATGAAGGTTTAACCTGGTTATTATAAAATTTGCTTGGATCTTTAAGTAGTTATATTTATTATAAAAGAAACACCATATGGCGTCTTTAAGAAAACGATTAAGAAATCTATTTAGCACTAACGTTGTAGTCCGAGCAGTAGGTAAAAACAAACTAAGAGTTGTTGATACAAATAGATTACAAGCTGACGGTAACTTAGCACACACAAAATTAGCAGACCGTTATACCCGACTACATGGAGCTAGTAAACATAAAGTTGGTGGAATCCATGGAGGGTATGACTCCAATTACTACATGCATCAGAATCGTATACAATTGTATACCGATTACGAAATGATGGACAAAGATCCAATTATACATTCGGCATTAGATATCTATTCAGACGAATCTACATTGGAAGATCAATTTGGTGATATACTGACTATCAAGACCAATGACAGTAAGTTACAAAAAATTCTTTATAATTTATTTTATGACATATTAAACATAGACTTTAATATGTGGTCATGGATTCGTAACGTGACAAAGTATGGAGATTTCTTTTTAAAACTAGACATTGCAGACGAAATTGGAATCATCAATGCAAGACCATTGTCTAGCTATGAAATTGAACGATATGAAGAATATGATGAGAAAACTGGCGAATATGAAATTAAATTTAAACACATATCTGCTGCCGAAGAATGGTATGATGTTTTTGAAATAGCACACTTTCGTTTGCTTTCAGATTCAAATTTTTTACCATATGGTCGTTCTATGCTAGAAGGCGCTAGGCAAGAATTTCAAAAATTAACAATGCTTGAAGACGCAATGCTCATACACAGAATAATGAGAGCACCAGAAAAGCGTATATTCAAGATAGACATAGGAAATATTCCACCTAATGAGGTAGACACGTTCATGGAGCAAATCATCAACAAGATGAAAAAAATTCCACACGTAGATCAAAATACTGGTAACTACAACCTCAAGTTCAATCTTAATAACATGCTTGAAGATTACTTTTTACCGGTAAGAGGAGGACAGTCATCAACCCAGATAGACACATTACCAGGAATGACTTGGACTGGTACTGAAGATATTGAGTATGTTAAAAATAAAATGATGGCAGCACTCAAGATACCTAAACCGTTTTTAGGCTATGATGAGGGTGTTGAAGGCAAAACTACATTAGCATCCATGGATATTAGATTTGCTAGGACTATTGAACGAATACAAAAAATTATTGTTTCAGAACTTTACAAAATAGGAATAGTTCATTTAGCATCACAAGGTTATGAAGGCGAAGATTTAATTAATTTTGATTTAGCTTTAACATCACCATCAATTATATATGACCAGCAGAAGGTTGCATTAATGAACGAAAAAATAAATCTTGCTAATACCATGAAAGATAGTAAATTAGTGTCTGACAAGTATGTATATGAATTCATATTTAACATGACCGAAGAGCAGTGGTTGCAAGAAAGAACCAATGTTATTGAAGATTTAAAATTACGTTTCCGACAAAATCAAATTGAACAAGAAGGTAATGATCCTACTATAACTGGAGCATCATATGGAACACCACATGACCTAGCAACACTTCATATGAGTTCAGATGAGGTTGAAGAAAAAGATCCGGGAGGTCGTCCAAAAGAAGGTATTAAATATGGTCAACATGCAAATGCATTTGGATGGGATCCAACTGGTAAAAAAACTATAGACCAAGCATTTAACATTCAAAATCAAAAAACAACATTTCAGCCAGATGTTCGTCAAAGAAAAATGTCAATGACATCGGAAGCTAAAAATATTTCAAAACATTTTACAAACAAAAACAGTAAAAAAATTATAACTGAAACTATAAATTCTGAATCAAAAGATAATGATTCTGGAACAATGTTAGATGAAAACAATATTTTATAGATTTGTCTATATTTATTAATAAAGAAAACTACTGGCTGCAGTATGAAAAAATTAAAACATTCAAAATACAAGAATACCGGAATACTTTTCGAAATGCTTGTTAGAAAGTTAACTTCAGAAACAATGTCTTCTGATAAAACTGTAACTATCGATATTATAAAAAAATATTTCGGTAAGAACACAGAGTTAGCAAAAGAACTTCAATTGTATAATTCATTGATAAAAGAACAACACAAAACTGAGGCCCGTGCCTTAGACTTTATCAGAACCATTAGAGAATCATATAGTCATCTCAATCAAAGTACTTTAAAACGCCAACGATATAATTTAGTAAAAGAAATATCTGAAAATTTTGTATTTGAGCGTGTTTCTAAAATACACATAAACAACTATAAAGCATTAGCTTCAATATACATGTTGTTTGAATATAAAGATTCTGATAATCCTAAAAGATTAATGGAATGTAAAAATGCATTATTAGAACACACATTGTTAACAGAAAAGAAAACTGCTACAAAGCCTACTCTTATTGAAGAATTTTCTAAACAAGAAAAAGGCACAAGATTGTTAACATATAAATTAATGATAGACAAATTTAACGACAAGTATTCAGTTCTGTCAGAATCACAGAAACAATTGTTGAATAAATACATTACTAATGTTAATGACACAGAAGCATTACGTGAATATATTAGCAAAGTTATTCCTACATTGAAAACTAAACTATCAGACCATTCAAAACATATAACAGAAAAAGTAACTAAAATAAAAGTTGAACGACTTTCTGAAATGCTTTGTAATGTGGAAACAATGAAAAAATTAAAAGAATCACATATAGTATCTTTGATGCGTTATATGGATTTGATTGACGAATTAAATAGGGTACACAAATGAAATCATTCTTAAAACAAATAAACGAAAGTTTTCAGACACTTGATGAAAAAGAAAAACGATGGCAAGACGATGATGGCGATGGTATATGGTATGAACCTGGTGATGATGTAAAAGCAGAATCAAAAGGTAAATATGATGATGGCGATGGTAAAGATGAAAAATGTGATCATGTACCATGCAATGAAGATACTTCAATTTGTGAAATTTGTGGAGAATCATTAATTAACGAAGAAGAGTTAGAAGAAATATCTACATCTGCAGGAATAGCTCATCAAACCACTCCAAACATGTTTGGAAAAGCTGATGATGACACCGTTGAAGCGTTAGGATATAAAAGAGTTCAAGAGGCAATGGATAACAAGTACGAACAACTTATTGAGGGATATAAAGAATTTAGTTTAGGTAATGCTAAATTAACTTCTGAACAAAAAGTTAAAAAATCAATTCGTGAAGTTGCAAAACAACTAAAAGAAATTGAACAAAATTTACAATTTACAAATAGACTAAAACGAGAATCGGGAATACATCATTCTGGATTTTCATCAGGAACAACAAAAGCAATATCAAAAATATCAGAGCGATTAATTAAAATATCAGAGCGAGTTAGATCATTAGGAGAGTAGGATATGTCAAAGCCATTATTAGTAGAATACATGCAATTTAACCCAATTGGTTCATTAACTGAATCACATGGTGTTAAATATGGAGTCCCAGGAGGGTTTATAGTGCATGGTGTTTTACAAAGAGCTGGAGCTAAAAATCAAAACGGTAGAGTGTATCCTAAAAATATATTAATGCGAGAATGTCAACGATATCAACAAGAATACATAAATCAAAACAGAGCTCTAGGAGAATTAGATCATCCAGAGTCGAGTGTTGTTAATTTAAACAATGTGTCACACAATGTTTTAAAGATATCTTGGGATGGTGATGATCTTAAAGGTGTAGTACAAGTTTTAGATACTCCATCTGGTAAAATATTAAAGTCATTGTTTCAAGCAGGTATCACATTAGGAATATCTAGTAGAGGCTTAGGCAGTGTCAAAGAGCTACGTAACGAAGGCACAGTAGAAGTACAAGACGATTTTGAATTAATTTGTTGGGACTTTGTTAGCAATCCATCAACCCATGGCGCTTTTATGGGAATGATGAAAGAATCAATTGAAAAAACTAAAATAAATAAATACGGAAAAGTTAACAACCTAATCACGTCAATACTATGTGAAGATGGTAAATGTAGGATATAAAATGAAATTTGAAAATAAAAATTTAAACGCAATACATGACATTTTAAATGAAACTGTCAATGAAAAACAGACTGTATTTTCAGAACAACCTACTCCATTAAGTGAAGAAGAAAAAGCACAGTTTTCACAATCCATTAATAGATACTCAGAAACCGTCGATGCAATGGTTACTAAAAGAAATTTAGAACAAATGGTAGCCGGAGTTAGCAGCATGGTTGAAACTGCAGAACGAATGATTGGTGAATCGCAAAATGAAATGTTAGACAAAGTAGCTGAAGGTCGTAGAATGAAAATGGTATCTGCAGCAGTTAATGACTTAAAAAAAGCTGCAACTGAGGTAGTTATTAATGAGCGTAAAATGGAAGCGGCATTAAATGATATTGGAGAAGGATTAAACAAATATTTCTAATTTGGATTTTTAAATATTTATTTATATAATATAAGAGCATGATAATGAGTAAGTTTAAAAAAATATATCGAGACTTTTTTGCATTGAGAGAAGCAAATGCAGAACAACAAGCTGCATATAATGCTGAATTAGAAAAAACTATAGAAATACAAAAAGACATTAAAGATCTAACATCAGAAGAATTTATAGACGAAGCTCAACTAGTAAACAATTTAACAGACTATGCAGGACATGTTATATATCAATTACGTGATCCACAAGAATCTAACGCAGTAGCCAAAGAAATACAACGTTGGACTACTAAAAAAGGTTTTACTATTATCAAGCATGACAAATCTAAATCAGGTCGCACCGGTTATTTTTATTTCAGAATAGGAGAAGACCCTGGAAGTGAATCACAAAAAATTCAAGGATATTTTGCACAACTTCCCGAATTAACTAAATTTGCATTTAAAGCACCAAGAAGTAATGCTCCTAGAAGACGACCAAGTAAAAAATTTTAAAACAAGTTATATGAGTAAAAAACAAAAACACCACAAAAGTATCGTACCAGGTACACCATCAGCAATTGCTGTAGTAGACGGAGACATTTCATTTGCATTAAGATCGTTTAAAAGAAAAATGAAACAATTAGGCGTATTAGACGCTTTAAAAGAAAACCGCACGTTTACAAAACCTAGTGTAAAGCGTAGAGCGCAACTTATCAAGGCAAAGTATATGCAGAAAATACGAGATATGCATCAATACGATTAATAAATAATATATTTTTTTAAGTCCTAGCAGAAATGTTAGGGCTTTTTTACTGTTTTTTAAGTAGCGGTATATTTATTAAGGAAATACGCTATCTCTATATAGTGTCTATAAAAAATAATATTCTATTAAGATTTCAAATAATCTTATTTCCAAAAAACAAATTTAAGGAGAAAACAAATGGCAAAATCAGATTTGCTAAAAGAAGCAATTGCGGACGCTAAAGCTGTTAAAGAAACTGCATTAGCAAATGCGAAGATCGCTCTTCAAGAAGCATTTCAACCTAGAATCAAAAGCATGCTCGAAACTGAGTTGATGAGTGAGCTTGAAGATGATGAAATGGGCATGGAAGAACCAATGGGTGACGAAATGGGCATGGAAGACGAAATGGGTGACGAAATGGATGCTATGGGTGACGAAATGGATGCTATGGGTGACGAAGGTGAACCAATGGATGTTGGTGATATCGAAATCGATACTGACATGGACGGTGAAATTGACTTTACTGGTGACATTATGTCAAAACCAGGCATGGATGCAGACATGGAAGATGACATGGGCATGGAAGGCGGTATCGAAGACGACGAAGTTGGAGATATGGGTGCAGGAGACGATATTGGCGACGAAGACGACTTAGATCTTCAAGAAATCATTGCAGAGTTAGAAGCAGGATTACAAGAAGATTCAGAGTTTGACGAAGGTATGCATAAAGACGAAGTTGAAGTTGAAGAAATGTATGAAATGGATGATCCCAAAGCATATGATTCTGAAGGCGACAATCTTCAAGAGTCTCAGCAGTCAATCGACGAACTTATTGAAGCAATCCTAGCTGAAGATGAAGACGAAGAAAAAGAAGATGAAAATGATGAAAAAACAGAAAAGGACAAAACTATCAATGCTAGCCAATACGAAGGTGTTAAAAAAGACCTCGAGGAAGCATATAATACAGTTGGTCAATTGAAGTCTGTAATCAATGAAGTCAATCTTTTAAACGCAAAACTTCTTTACACAAACAAATTGTTCCGAAACTTTGATCTTAACGAAGGTCAAAAAATGAAAGTAATTGAAAACTTTGATAGAGCAGCAAACACAAGAGAAGCTAAATTGGTATTTAGTACTTTGGCAGAATCTTTCCATAAGCCTAGCGCAGGAAAGAAAATAGTTAAAGAATCAAAATCATTAGCATCACGGCCTGTTGCAACAACTGCTCCAAGCAAAGCAACAACACAAGTATTAACAGAAGGCTTTGAACAAGCCAACCGTTGGAAGAAACTAGCGGGTTTAATTAAGTAATTAAAAAAAAAGGAAATAAAAAATGAGCCTTAATTCATTATTACAAAGTCCTGATGCATCTCAACGTAACGCTGTAAAAGCACACGTTACTAAATGGGAACGAACAGGACTATTAGAAGGTCTTTCTAGTGAGACTGAAAAAGCCGGTATGGCTACTCTGCTTGAAAATCAAGCAAGACAACTAGTAAAAGAATCATCTGCAACAGGTACTGCAGCTGGGTCTGAAGAATGGGCTGGTGTAGCACTTCCATTGGTAAGAAGAATCTTTGCTGAATTTGCAGCTAAAGAATTTGTTTCTGTACAACCAATGAATTTGCCATCAGGTCTAGTATTTTATTTAGACTTTAAATATGGTACTAATGTAGCTGGATTTGACGATGACAATGCAGAAGGTGACGGACATCCATTTGGATCTCCAGAAGCTGATGACTCTATGTTTGGTGTCACCAATACAGGTGTCGACCCAACTGGTGGTCTTTATGGTGCAGGTAGATTTGGATATTCTCTTCCAACTACTTCAGTAACTGACGTAGCAGCTACCGTAGCAGCTGCATCTAGTGCATCTGTAAACTTTGATTCTGCAATTACAAATGCAGCTGACTTTCTTGCATCATATAAAACTGTAACAATTGCAACTTCATCATTGCCTGGATTAGATCCATTAGCAGTGAGAGGATTTACTATTACATCTGGATCTGCTCCTGCATTTGCTGCAACATTCCCAGCATTCACTGTACAGAGCGGCGGCGATGTAGTATTTGTTATTTCTGGTGCTGCAGCTACTGGCGCACACACAACTGTAACATATACTAAACAGCCAACTGATATCACAAGAGGTGACTTCGAAGACACGGCTCCTTTTAAAGGTTCTGGTGCTAATACTGGTATCGATGATGGAACTGATCTTGATATTCCAGAAGTTAACTTGGAACTTCAGTCTGAGCCAATCGTTGCTAAGACGAGAAAGCTAAAGGCTGTATGGACTCCTGAGTTTGCTCAAGACCTTAATGCTTATCACTCAATTGATGCTGAAGCAGAATTAACTTCAATGTTATCTGAGTATGTATCAATGGAGATTGATTTAGAGATTCTTGATATGTTGATTTCATCTGCTCCAACTACAGAGTATTGGTCAGCAGTAAACAATGAAGTCTACAATGGATCTACGTTTACACAAACGTCTGCAACTACTGGCGGGTTCTATAACACGCAAGGTGGATGGTTCCAAACACTTGGTACTAAACTGCAAAAAGTTTCTAATAAAATTCATCAAAAAACATTGCGTGGCGGTGCTAACTTCTTAGTTACATCTCCAGCAGTTGCAACTATCCTTGAATCTATTCCTGGATTTGCTGCAGACACTGATGGAACTAAAATGGAATTTGCAGCAGGTGTGCAAAAGATTGGTGCAATCAATAACAGATACACTGTTTATAAAAATC